TTTTTTCCTCAAGGCTACCCATACCACGAGTTGACACTCCTAGTTGAACACCACCTTCAAGTAATCCCTTAACGATATTACCCATTGGAGTATCCAATACTTGTGCCTTTCCTACAACATCATTTCCTTTCCAAGAAAGTTCTGTGATCTTGTGTGAAACTTTATCCAGATTTACAGTCGGTCCTTCTGGGTGATTCAATTCACCTACCGCTCTGTTCTGGGAAACTTGTTCTGTAACGTACTTATCTACTGCGCCTTCCATTATGGCTTTTGGATAGATACGTCCATTTCTATTCTTTGCTTCGGACTGCATGAACACGCCTTCAATGAAGTGGTTCTTTGTACCGTCTTCTTTAGCTTCTACAATACATTCAATGTTTTGTTCGTTATATTCTGCTATTAGTTTCATGCTCTTGCGTCCCAATATGTTTTACTAATCTCTCCGTGATCTACGTTACCGCCACCTACTCTGCGACAACGTACATATACGGAATGACCGTGTGAGGTTCTTATACCATTCGTTGATTTCTGCCACAATGCACGCATTGGGTGATTAACACCTGGATCTGGCGGAGCATTATCATACTCGTACTGATCATTGTTAGGTATATTTACGAATGCCATTTCTAACCTTTATATGTTTTAACAAACTGTTTAGCCATCTTTTCAGCTTCACGCTGAGTCTTATAACTATCTAGTCTATCACCATCTAAGTAAACCACATAACCCATTCTCTCTTTATGGATCTTAACAGGTATGCGATCTATTTTCTTATCAAAGACTTTTTGACCTGAGGGCTCTCTGTTTAGTTTTTCTCTTAACTCAGCGAACGTTCTCATTCCAACTGCCTTATTATGTTTATGGTTTATTTATAATAAAATATTATTCGAGATCTTCGTCGTCATCTTCCATGCCTAATGCTTCTTCAGCACCAGCATCAAGCTCTTCTTCTGACTCGTCTTCTATCTCATCATCACCATCTAAGTCTAACTCATACACATCAGGCTCTGTTTGAGCTTCTGATCCAATACCATTAAACATCTGATCAGCAATCTTAACCTTCTCTTGTTCTAGAGATTGGTTCATTACATCACCCATGATATCTTTAAATGTAGGAGCCGCTGATGCGAAGTCCTGGTCTAATACTTGGTCAATAAAATCTGATACTTCTACCATTTTATTCTTCCTCTTCCGTTTCAATTTCACCAGATGCTACTTCATCTGCTATTTGCTTCTTCATATCGTCCATTTGAGAGTCATCCATAAATAAGACTTTCTTCATGACATATTCTTTAGAGAAGAACTCTCCAACATACTGTTGCATCATATCAAGAGTTTGTAATCTCTCTCTTAAAAGTTCTGCTTCTTTTAGTTCTGTAAAGTGACTATCACGTACATACTCTACAGAAATATCTTCTTTCCAGTTATCCCAATCTTCTTCTGTAATAATACCTTTAAGAATTAATTGCTTCTTAACAATATTATAGAACAGATTATCAAAACGAGCTCTTAGTCTATCAATAAACTTCTGGAACTTAAGTTCGTCTCTTGTGATCTCTGTTGATCTACCTAACGAGAATTGAGACTCTTGCTCAAGTCTATTGATAGGTACATTCAATGATCTATATAGGCGCTTCTGGAAGTATACGATATCATCAATCTGACCTAGATTCTCTCCGCCAGGTAATGTAGATATCTCTGTACCTCTACCACCTTCACGTCTTGGAAGCCAGAAGTCTTCTAGCATAGACATATGCTTACGATCATCTCTAATAGCACCTGTGTTAGCATCATATACTAACTTGTTACGGTACTTAGTCATGATGTTCTTCATATACTCTTCTGATTTACCTTTAGGTAGATTACCTACATCAATATAGAATATACGACGCTCAGGAGCTCTAGCTAGTCTGTAAATAACTAACGAGTCTTCCATCATACGTAATTGATTAATTGGTTTTAGAGCTTTATGAAGATGTGATACAACCTTCTTACGTGCTTCATCTAATAAACCAGATGTAACATAAGAAACAGAATCAGGAGTAATCTTAATACCTTGATTAGTTGAACCAGCCTTCTCTTGATAGATATAGAACTCATCTACACTCTCAATAAGAGTAGCACCTGTTTCAGGATCTTTCTTCTTTTTAACTTGTTTAACTTTTTTAATCTTTG